CCGAAAGCGACCCGCCACCGCCGAAGTTTACTTCTCCGCTATCCGCTCCGTCGCCCGTGCTCTGCAAGATGCCGTAGTTGCCCGAGAACTTCAGGCTCCCCGTCATCGCCCGCGAGCCGTCGAGGCGCACATTCAGAGCGTCGGAGGCGTTGAACGCGCTGGCGTGGTAGCCGTCGAGCATGTCCGAGTTCAGGTTCGTGTTCAGCGTGCCGTTGCTGCGCGGGATGTTGCCCGAGGCGTTGCCGACCGAGAGCCCGGCCACCGTCCCGGCGTTGACGATCGCGTCGTCTTTGAGTGCGCGGAAGTTCTCCCGGACTAGCGCCGGAACGTCGGCGACGTATTCGTTGTCGGCAGGCTTCGTGCCGTCGTAGGCGCCGAACGAGGCCACGACCGCAGTCATGAGAACGAAGAAGAAAAACATTCTGCTATATTTCATGATCAATACCCCCTGACTCTGATATCCGCAGTGCCGTCGACGTAGGCACCCGTGATGAAATTCCGAATTTTGAGCGTGCATTTCTCGGTCGTTTTGCTGACCAGAACCCCGTGCGTGTTGTCCCCGAGCGAGGTCACCGTGACGGACGGTGCGACGTGGTAGGTATGGCCGAAATTCAGCTCTGTGCCAGCCGCTGCAATCGAGTGATCCCGGAAAATCAGCTCCGTGTCGGGAACGTCGATGCTGATCGTGAACAGCGTGACCTCGGGCGTCTTCGAGACGTCCGTCGTGGCCAGCACGACCCGGAACGCGACGTATCGGAACGTCTGCGTGGCGGGGGCGAACACGAGCCAGTCCGTCCACGTCGTGCCGTTCAGGCTGGTCCGAAACTCCAGACGCCCGGCCTGACCACTGCCCTGGAGCGCCAGAACGAACCAGTCGACGGCGATGTGCGCCGTGATGATCTCGCCCATGTCTTTCTGGACGCAGGTATACGTTCCGCTTGTCTGGCCGCTGGCGAGCTTCAGGACATTTGCCGAACCGGCGACATCCATGCGGAGCGTCGGGTAATCCGACATGCGCCCAGGCAGCGTCGCCATCGTGTAGATCGATGATCCGAACTCTGTTCCGCTGTGCGTGCCGGACTGCAATACCAACTCGTCGTAGGACTGCACGACGTTTCGAGGCGTCAGATTCATGATTGTGACCACGGCTGAGGCTGCATTCGCGCTCTCGTATCCGGCGCAGTTGATGGCCTTGATCAGCAGCTTGTAGTCCCGCTCCGAGCTGACCGGGACTTCGACCTGTGATTTCGACGGGTCGCACTCCGCGAACAACGCTCCCAGGGAATACGCCGGGCCTTCGACGATTCGGTATCCGAGGATGTCCTGGTCCGTCACCTTGTTCCATGAAAGCAGGATGTTGTCACCGTTCTGCAGGGCCTGGAAGCCGGTCACGTCGGACGGGGTCAGGTTCACGTCGTAGATCAGCATTTCATCGTTGGCAGAATAGAATCCGGCGCGGTTGATAGCTTTCACGCGGATCGTCGTTGGGCCTTCAGTCGCGAGGGTAATCGTGGTGTAGGGGTCCGCGATCTTGTCGCCGACGACCGTCGCCGTCGCCCACGACGAGCCGCCAAGGCGGACCTCGTATCGCTTGACGTCTTTCTCGGTCGAAGGGGTCCAGGAGATTCGAAGCTGCGTGCGGTTCGCCGGGTCTTGGGAGGCCGTCAAGCCCGCGACGGTGGCCGGCTCGATGGTGGCGTTGATGGTCGTGGTTGCGGCCGTTGCCGAGGGATTCTGGCTGTTGTTGAAGCTCTTGAGCCAGAACGTGTAATCGCCGCTTGCCGGGGCCGTGAACGTGACTTTCGCGTCTTTGACTTTCGCCTGAACAACGGTTCCGGCGTCCCACGATGCCCCGCGCCGAACCTCGTAATGGCTCGCGTCCACGTCCGTGATCGGCGTCCACGAAAGCAGAATTTCCGCCCGGTTCTGCTCGTTCTGGACCGCCGTGAAGCCCGTCGGCGTGGTCGGCTCGATGGTGGCGTTGATGGTCGTGGTTGCGGCCGTTGCCGAGGGATTCTGGCTGTTGTCGAAGCTCTTGAGCCAGAACGTGTAATCGCCGCTTGCCGGGGCCGTGAACGTGACTTTCGCGTCTTTGACTTCCGCCTGAACAACGGTTCCGGCGTCCCACGATGCCCCGCGCCGAACCTCGTAATGGCTCGCGTCCACGTCCGTGATCGGCGTCCACGAAAGCAGAATTTCCGCCCGGTTCTGCTCGTTCTGGACCGCCGTGAAGCCCGTCGGCGTGGTCGGGGGGGCGCTCTTGCCGACCAGGGCGAGAGCGGGGGAAATGGTGGGGGAGCCCTCGACGTTCCAGCGATTGCAGACCCGAACGTCCATCTTGATCGTCTGCCCGCGAACGCCATTCAGCGCCTTCAAACGGAACGAGGTCGCCGTGCTCGTCTCGCCGGCCTTGAGCCAGTTTCCATCGCCGTTCAGCTCGTAATAGATATTGCAGTGGCCGAAGAACCGATACGCCGGCAGGGTGAACGCCGCGATCACGTCCGTCAGGACTGTTCCATCAGTCAGCACGTAGGAATCCTCGGAGAGCGAAAGCCCGGTCACGTCCGGGATGGAAAGCGCAGTCACGGTATACGAGCCGGTCGTCTGCCCGAGAGCCTTGCCGAGCGCGTCCAGCCCGATGATCGCCACGGCGTAGGTTTTGTCCACCGTGACGTGGTGCCGGTATTCGCTGATCGTGGCTCCGACCTTGCCCACCGCTTTCCCGTCCACCATGATCGCCGCTCCGCCATACGATCCGCGCGGGGGAAGCCATGTCATCGTCAACCACCCGTTGCCGGCGAGGTCGAATGCGAACCCGAGCCGGAGGTCGCGCACGGTCGGGAGCGGCATAGAGTAGTCGATGTCCGGCACGACAGCCGTTTCGTCGTAGACTTTGGCGTAATATTCGGTCGCTTCGACCCGGACGCGCAGATTCCCGGCCCGACCGATCCTGGTCACGCGGAACGGCTTCACGGCCTTGTTCTGCTCGCCGAAAGCGTAAATGTCGAACTTCTCCGGCAGCTCGATGAACGGGCTCGTCACGGTGATGGTGGCCGTCGTCGTTGGCTTCGTCACGGCAACGACGGTTCGCTCGATGATCTCGTCGTTTTTCCGCCGAATCATGACCACGTAGGTGGTTCCTGGCTGCATGGTGACGGGCTTGTCGAGGGAAATCTGCCTCCCAACCGGAGAAACGAATGTCAACCGGCCGCCGATGCCCCACCGGGGAATATCGTGCTGTATCAGGATCACGTCGCCAACCTGACAGCCGATGGCGTCGATTTCGGCCTGGAACGAGATCATGCGCTTGAGGTATTGATTCAAGCGCAGTCGATACAGGCCCTCCCGGTAGGCCCTGCGGTAATCCGTAACGCCGGGGAGGAAAACCTGCGTCGGGCTGCTCACGGTGGTATCCTCGTCGAACGTGCTGCCGTAGACGATGATCGTGTCGCGCTGAAAATCTTTCGCCTCGTTCAGGAACCCGACCTCGATGGCGTTCGCCCGGTCTTTCGTCGCGAGGTAATGGCCGTTGAACGTGTCCCGGAGGATGTTTCCGACCGTGAACATCTGGACGGGGGCGCTTGCCTCGTCCCATACCGCCGAGTAGGTCGTGCCTTTCAGGACAACGATGCCTCGCCCGGCCTGAGCGATCTTCGGAAGCGCGTCCCAAAGCTGCGAGGCCGAGTCGATGTAGAGGTTGATTTTCGCCCGCTTCGTTCCCTCTACCAGCTTGTCGCAGTATGCCGCCCAATTCGAGAAGGCCGTGTAGTCGATCCGCGCCGCCGGCTCCCCGAACGTAACGTATTCGTAATTTCCGGTCTGGACGTTCATGAGCCGTTTGCATCGGTGAATCAGGTCGTAGCAGGCCCACGCGGGGTTGGTGGCCGCCTTTGCCTCGTATGCGGCCGTGCCTGGGTTCCAAACGAGCACGGTGGAGCGGGTCTGGAGCCAGGAAATCGTCGGCATCCCGCCCGAAAGTTTGTCGGTCGCCACGGCCCGGATCGCAACGAGCGCCTTCCCCGGCCGGATGAAATCGTCGTAGATGATATGGGTGAGCTGCGTCCACATGCACGCATTCACGAACCGGCTCGTGGTGCCGTGCTGGGCCGCGAGCTTCATCCGAACCTCATACTGCCCTGGCGCAAGGCCGTCCTGTCGAAACGTGCGCCGAACGGGCTTCTGCTCCGCTGCCTGGATCCGCCTCGCATTCAGCCAGCTCGTCCAGCTCGCCGCTCCGATACGTCGGTAATCCGCCGTAACGTCGATCCACGTGTATCCTGGGCTCCCATCGTCGTTCACGTAATACAGGCCGCTCGGAAACGTCAGCGTGAATTCCAGGCCCGCGCCGCCGTCTCCCTCGGTCTGATAGGTGACGAACTCGTCGGGGGAGAGCTGCATTTGAAAGAACTGGTCGGAGTATGAATCGCTGAAAAAGCCGATGGCCGTCTGGTCGTTCGTGCCGAGTCGTGTTTCGACAATCACGTCTCCGGTCGTGCTCGACGTGCTGAGGCGGCTCCACACGGTCGTAGTGATCGCGCCCGTGGCGGTTATCAATTTCGCCCGCACTTCATACCGCCCGGCCGCGAGGTTTTCTTTCCGGAAGGTTTTTGGCGGGAGGAGATTCGTACACCAGCCGCCCCTAACGGTGTCGTCCACCCACGCGGTCCAAGCTGAATCTCCAACCTTGCGGTATTCAACCGTGTATCGTATAAACGCAATACTGCCCCAAGACGATCCTCGGATTCCGCTCGGGAAGGTGATCTCCACGTCGAGCGCCTTCGCGTCCGTGGCCGTCGTCGTCGCCGTGGCATAGCCGCTGGTCGTGAGCGTGGCATTCACCACGTCGTCGATCAGGGATTCCGACGTTCCGGAAAAATTGGTCGCCGGGTTTCCGTTCAGCTCCACGCCCGTGATACTATCGAGCGGGCCTTCGCCGCCGGACAGGAGAAGGTTCAGGTATTGATGGTTCCCGTCGCTGCTGACGTGTTGCCCGATGAGCATCCCAGGCACTCGCACCGTGCCGTAGGTAATGGCAACGGCGGTTCCCTGCCGGGTCAGGGGGCGCATCTCTCCCCACGAGTGACCGTTTTCCCACGCGCTCTCCTCGAGTGCCGGCCTGTCGATCATGGCCTTGGCCGTCATGTTCCCGATCAGGCTTCCGCCGAGATACATCACGGCCCCTGCTGCGAGGTATCCGACCATCGTGCCGGTCATGCCGCCGATGGCCCCCGCCACCATTCCGCCGATGCCGAAGGAAACGACAGTCAGGGCAATGGTTGCCAGGATCGTGAGCGGGTTCTTTCCGCCGCCGCCTCCGCCACCGGCAACGACCGGGCAAGCCGCCAGAAAATCCCCGGCCCGTGGCATGATGTGGTCGGCTTCCTCGGGCGTCAGGATGCGCCCGTTCAGGCTGAACCGGAACGCGCCCCAATCGTCGTCGGGAAGTAGTTTGCTCACCGTCTGCCCGTCCGCCGGCAGGCGCATGATTTCCCGGTCGGAGGTCCGGAACGGATTCCGGATTATGACGAGCGTGAAGAGGCCGTCAGCCGCCGCGTGGAGTGTAGAAACCCTCGATTCGCCGTTGCCAAGCGGGGTGATCGATCCGGTCGATACAGACGCCAATTCGTTCTCGTGCATGGATGAACTTGCCTCCGCCCAAATATACCCCGGTATGGTTCCAGACCGCAACAGGGCCGCACCGCAAAACCAGCACCGACGGGACCGGGATGTTCGGAACCTCGTGCCGTTCCCAAGTTGAGCACGATTCTCTCGCGATGGTGCCGGCGATATCATCGAAGTTGAACGCCGATACGAGGTAGTCCGGCGCGTCCACGCCGAATCGCCGCAAGACCTCTCGAGTCAGCCCCCAACAGTCGAAGGTTGCAGGGCCGCGCCCGCCATCCTCGAACGGCCTCCCGATGAGGTCTGCGAGATCAACCATAGAAGCCTCCCAACGGCAGGGCCGGCTCTCCCCCGTAACGCTGCGAGTTGCCGCGCTCGCGGCATTGGGCGAGGGTTTTCACGCACGTAGGATAGGCCGCCTTCGTAGCCGCAGGAATGCCGCATTCGATGCCGCCGTAGGCAAACGGGCAGAAGTTTTTCAAGTATCGCCGTTCCGGCACGCGCCGGTTCGTTTTCTGGTCGCCTCCGAGCTTGAACGTGATCCAGCGGGCATCATACGAGGCGTCGTTGCAGACGAAATCGAGTTGAAGCTCCGGGCTCGTGAGGTCCAGGTGTTTCGAGTTCACTACGCGGATCGTCACCGGGAAGCCGACCGCGCCGTCCGTCTCCTCGAGGTAATACTGGAGCTCCTGGGTCACGTTGCTCACGCGGACGTTCAGAGACGGCACCTCGCCGCCGTTGTTTTCGCTCATCTCGTCCAGCTCAAACGGGAACGGAACCCACGTCTCACCGTTCCACACGATGTTCTCGTTGTTCGAACAGATTCGAATCGCCGATGCTCCCGGAATCGTGATTTCCAGCAGGATGACCCATACGGAGTCTCCTGCCACCTTGTTTTTCTCGATGATGGCCGCCGAACTGAGCGGGAGCATATCACACCTCCCGGAGCGTCAATTTTACGCTCCACGCCCTGGGCGACTGGTCGGCATTCCACAGGATCAACGAGGATTCCGGCGGGCCGGCGAACCGAACGGAACTCACGGTCCCGGTCGCCGGGTTCGTCCAGTTGAAATTCACGCTGCCGCCGCTCATGGAGTCGTAGAACGCCATCAGGGTCGCGTAATCCGCGTGCAGGAGGTGTGGCCATACCAGCGTCCATTTCCGCCGGATCCGCGTGTATCGTGGTCGCGTCAGCTCGTATCCGCCGTCCGCCTCGGAGGAAAGCGTCGGGTCGTCGGGCTCGGGCGTAATGGGAAGCGAGGGGCCTTCAATCGTGGGGAAGGTGTTCGGCATGACTCATCCTTTCAGGGCGTCCCGGAGGCCGCCCTTGTTTCGCGCGAACGCATCCAGCCAGACGTTCACGACCCATTCTTGCCCGTCGAAACGGGCCTCCTGCCGCACGTTCGCGTTGACTCCGGTGTTGTTGTAGATGTTCACGGTGGGCGCTCCTCCGCCCATGCCGCCCTTGCGGAGAGGCACGACGGCCTCCGGGCCGGCTTCGCCGATGAGCGCGAGGGTGGGGCGGGATACGATGCCGCCGTTCGCCATGGCGGGGATCGCTGACATGGTGCGGGCAAGCGCTGTCACAGAAGTGATTCCTGCTGCCGCTGCTGCCGCGTTCGCTCCCATCGTCGCCAAGGATACCATCGCCGCGACAGGAGACCAAACCGATGCCAGGGTTGCCGCCGTGGTCGCGCTCGAAGCCATCGCCGCTTTCTCCAGGCCTGCCGACATGGCCGCCGCGAGCTTGCGCTGCACCATCCAGTTCACGACCATTTCGATCATCTGACGGCCCAGGGCTTTCAGAATGTCCGCAGCGCTTCGGCTTCCCATGATCAAGTCCGTGATGGCCCCGGAAATTGAGGAATACATCGTGCGGTAGGCTTCCGCGAGGTAGGACAGTTGGCTCCGGTTCGCCTCCATCTGGAGTTCCCGATAGACGTTTTCGACCTCGCGCTGCCCCTCCAGGTGGGATAGGAATGCCGCATTCTTGTCGTTGAGAAGCTGCATGTATCGGGCAAGATCGCCTGCGTCGTGCGCCGCCTGGAGTTCGTCTTCTAGCGCCTGCCCGCTCTGGACGTATCTGATCCACTTCTCGAGCATCTGCTTGTTGAGCTGGTCGACAAGCTCCGCCCGGCGCTGCGATGCCTGGATCTTCCCGTCCTCGTTGATCGTGTATTCCCCGAGTTCCCGCGCGAGGTTTTCCCGGATGGCCGCCCTCGTCTCGTCGTCGGCCTCCTGATACTTCCGGCTCCACTCCGTCAGGGCATCATCCCACTGGCGAAGCCACTCGTCGGCATCGCTTTTCAGCTCTTCCAGGAACGCTCCCGATCCGGTTGCCCCTGCCACGCCGGCCTGACGGAAATCGGCGAACTCGCGGGCCATGTCCTGCTGAATCTGCATCAGCTCCGCCGCCTGCTTGCGGGCATCGGCGGCTTCTTTTTCGAGGAGGTCGGCCTTTTTCTTCGCGTAGGTCTGATTCAACATGTCGATGTCGGCTTGATATTTGAAGTTCGCCGCCTTCGACTCGTCGAGCTTCGCCTTTTCGTCCTGATACCAGTAGTCGAGCTGCTGCCGCTCGGTCTGCGTGGTCTGAATCCATTCCTGGCGGATAGCTTCGTGCACCTGCTTGGCCTTTTCGGCGAGGTCGTCGAGGGCCTTGCGTGCGGAACCTCCGGCCGTCCCGGATTCTCCGCCGCTGATCGCCCCTTTCAAGCCTTCGAGGAATTTCTGCAACGAAGCGTCCTGCCGTTTTCGAGCATCTTCGGTGCGTTTCTCGATGTCGGACATCATCTTCGCCTGGGCGACGGCCGGGTCTTTGTTCGCCTGAGTTTCGGCAAGCATCTCGCGATAGATCGAGGCAAACCGCTGGTATTCCGCCTCGCTCGCCGCGATTTCGCTCCGCACTCCGGACATGGCTTTTTCCAGCTCCGCCGCGTTGCCGGCCATTTCGGCAACAGAAGCGTTCATGGACTCGAGAAGCCCATTCGGCACGAGCTGCACGCCGCTGATGCGTTCCGTGATTTCGGAGATTTTCTGGATCGCCTTGTTGATGGGGACGGTGATGTTGAGAGCGACGCTGACGGCCTTGGCCTGGAGCTCCAGGAGGAGGATCTTGATGGTCCCGATGGCCTTCTTCATGCTGGCCGCGAGCCAGTTCCACGCCCGGAGTATCTGGATTGCCGTGTAATCGGCGTTCTGGCTCACCCAATACGTCGCCGCTGCCAGTATGCCTATCAGGCCGGCGGAAAGGACGGAAGCCGCCCCGGCGGCCGTGACGCCCGTGGCGAGGCCGGTCATGGCTCCGAGCGCCGAGCGTGCGGCCGCCACGAGGCTCGTCCCGATGGAAGCAACGAGTGTGATAACGGCTTCGCGGTTCAGCCAGATCATCGCCGTTCCGAGCCCAACCAGCGCCGTTTTCAGCTCGTCGGAGCCCTGCGTCATGATGGCGAACGCCCCCGCGATCAGGAGTCCATACCCCGCGAACGGAAGAAGGCCGGCGACGGCCGATACTGCCGCTCGAGCCATGGCGATCAGGGCCGGAACCATGGCTCCGGTCAGGACTCCGGCCAGCATCTCCGCCGTGACGATGACCTCCGGCGGAATGACCGATTTCAGGGCTTTTTTGAGGCCGGCTGTCTGAACGAGCATGGCGAACCTCGTCAGGCCGTCGCCTATGGATGCGAGCCACTCCTTCACGCGGAGGCTTTCCGTCATAGACTTTCCAACCTCGTCCAGGACGAATTTCACGGCGTCGATGATATTGGCGAACAGGCCCGCAACGCCCTTGGCCTGCTTTTCCATCATGCCGCCGAACTGCTCGGACATGCCCTGGAAAATGGCCGACAGTGCGAACCCCGCCGAGATGCCCTCGGTTTCGGAGCGTTTCATTGTCTCCGCTATAGAAACGGTGCGCCCTTCCGCTTTGGAAATGGCATCCGCGACCATCTGCCACGCTCCGATGCCGGCTTCTCCGAGCTGGTTCATCTCCTGCGCCATGAGCTTGCCCTTCGAGCGAATCTGGCCAAGCGCCCGGATCACTCGATCCATGCCACCGGCGTCCAGGCCGAGTCCGGAAGAAGCGTCGCCGACGATGCGCAGGATGGGCAGGATTTCTTCGGCCGCGTAGCCGAACGCTTTGATCCTCTTCGCCGCCGTCACGAGTTCGTCGAACTGGAACGGGGTTTTCAGGGCGAACATGCGGAGGTCTTCGAGCATGGCGCGGGCCGCTTCGCCGCTTTTCAGGAGCTGCGTGAACGCTATTTCCTGCTGTTCGAGCTTCGCCGCCGACGCAACGGCCGCCACTCCCAGCGCAGCGATGCTTCCCGTCAGGAGCGCGAACGAGCGGGTCAGGTCGTGCGAGAGTTGCAGAGCCTCCGGACCGACGGCACGGCGGAGCGTCCGTTGCACGGCGGCCATTTCCCGCTGGAAGCCGCTCGTGTCAGCTCCGATCTCGACGAAAAACGCGCCGAGGCTCTTTGCAAACGAAGCGCCCCCGCTATTCCGTGCCATGATCCGCCTCCTTGAACTTGTCCTTCAGGGCCGCAAGCTCAGCCTTCCGGGCCGCCGCCGAACGGGTGTCTTTCGCCTTCGTCGTTTTGGTGCCGTTGAGGATCTGCTCGGGCTTGAGGTGCCGCTTCAAATGCCCGCATGTATTGGCAATCCAGGAGATTGCCCACGCCATTCGTTCGCGTTCCCGCTTCTCCCGCATCTTGTAGCCCGCAAGGATGGCGTCGAACTCGCCCGGAGTCAGCCGGTAGAACTCTCCAGGTTTCAGACAAAGGAGGCCGAACGCAATCGGCTCGGCCCCCTTGATCCAGTCCCGAAAGGTCGTCAGCTCAGAGGAGCCGGCTTCTCCTCGGCCGGAGGGTCGGAGGGCTTCCCCCCCTTCTTCCCCGACGGGGCGAAAACGCCGCTGCTCATGATGGCTTCGCCGACCTTCGTCATGAGGATACCGATGGTGCCGCCCTTTTCCACGAACAGGTTGATCAACTCCCCGGCCGCCTCGACCGTGAGCATGGGTTCCTCGTGTTTCAGGCCGGCCCATACGAGCGCCCGGATCATCGAGAAGCCGATCTTCTGCCGATTGCTCAGCGCCTCGGCAACGCTCTTGCCGGTCATGTCCTCCAGGTCGGCAATCGCGTTGATGTCGAAGCGCAGAAAGCGCGGCCGGTCGGGGAAAACGATCTGCACCATGTTCACCGGCATTACGGCACCTCCACGACTTCGGCCGTGACGCTGGTCGCGCCGGAGAACGTGACGACCACGTAGCCGTTCGCGTCGTTGAAACGGCCGCGCGGGAACGGGCCGATCATTTTCTCGGCACCGTTGGCGACGGCAACGGTGATGTCGTGGTCGTAGCCGTAATTGCAGTTGTGGACGCTTGCCGCGACGACGTTGATCGGAGACGCTCCGTCGTTCTTCACGTGCAGGAACGACTTGCCGGAGTTCAGGAATCGGTTGCCGTTCACGCCGTCTACGGCGACGAGGTTCGGGGCCGCGCCCGCGAGGGTGGTCTGGATGGGTGTCAGGGTGGTGGGATCAGCCATGGTTCATCTCCTCCTGTCTGTCGATTACGAGCGGGTCAGGGCACCCTTGCCGCTCAGGGTGATGGAAATGCTCGCAACGTCGTCCTGCGGGGCTTCCATTGGGAAGTCGGTGATGTGAGCTTCGCCCTGGTATTTCCGGCCGTCCGGGCGCTCCATCTTCACGAGAACGGCGGTCCTGTTCTCGTAGGCCGATTCCAGGGCGTCGTAGGCGTTGTCGCTGTCGAGCAGAACCGCGTCGCAGTCCATGCTCCAGTTGAGCAGGCCGGGCAGGGTTTTCTTCCAGCCGCCGGTCGTCTTGTCCGATGCGTCGATCTCGTCCGCGCTCCGGTTCAGGGTGCATCCGCGCTGCCCGCCAACCGCCGTCCACACGGGCGACGTCACGGTTCCGGTGTTCACGTAGAGCAGGATATCCACGCCAGTGATGGGATCCGCCATGTTCAAGCCTCCTTTTTCGATACCTTGACCTGGAATCTTACCACAAGCTGGCGGGTTTTTGCATCAACCTTGCCCGTGGAATATCCAAGCACGTTCACGAGTAGAACCTTGAAGCCGTCCCCGGACAAGTCGAGCGTCTGCGGGGTCACGCCCTGCACGAGCTGATCCGCAATGGCTTTCGCCTCCGCGTAGCCGGGATATTGGCTGTAGATGAAAACCTGGGATTCGATGGACTCGATGGAAACGAGTTTCCCCGACTCGTCTGAAACCGTGTCGTCACCGATGACGAGGTAGGGGAATGGCGCGTTCTCCGGAACCGCGTCGTAGACAGCTTTCCCCGTCACAACGCCGGCCCGTTGGTAGATGGCTTTCTGGAGCGCGAAACTCGCCGTCTGCCTCACGCAAGCCTCCGAATCGTGTTTTTGAGCCGGCCCTCAAGAGAAGCCGCGCCCTTCTGGAATGCGGGCTCGAGATGGGGGATGGGGTCGGTTCCGGGGTGTTTCCCGCCGTTGTCGCCGATCTCGTGCGGGTCGGTGCCGAGCTCTATCAGGTGTCCGAGCGGGTGAGGACGGCCCTTGTGCCATCCAGCGATTCGAGCCGATGGCGCGGATTCGTTGAACTTGCTCTTGATGCTTTTCTGGTATGCCCCCGTATCGACACCGTGGCCCTTCGAGAGGGTTCCTTTGGCGTCGGCCGCGATTTCCTCGCCGGTCTGCTTGATATCCTCCGCGACGCCAACGAGGAGCTTGCCATTCAGCGCGGAGACGTTGGCGATCACCTTGTCCAGGCCTCGAACTTTGACGCTGAGATTCACGCCCCGACCTCCTGACACTGGATTTCGAGCACTTTCCCGCGTTCGTAGGGGGTGACGATGTTCTGGATCATCAGGACGCGCCCGGCGTGCCGGATTCGCATGTCGGGCCGTATGTCGTCCCGATGCCGGACGATGACCTTATGCGTGGTCGCCGTGCGGGCTTGCTGGGCATACCACATTTCCCGCCCCACCAGGGGAACGACAGCTCCCCAAACTGTGGCAACGGCCTCCCACGTTTCGACAGCACCGCCCGCGCCGTCGTCAAGCGTGACCTGCCGCTCGAAAATGACGCGGTGCCGGAGCTGGCCGATGCCGTTTTTCAGTCCGTCGTTCATGCCGGAAATTGCACCCGATTCATTTGGAGGAGGGCTTTTGCGCCCATGGGAACCTCCTGCATCATTTCCCCGGCCGAAATCTCCTCCCGGTGTTCATACCAATGGCCGATCAGGAGGAGAATGGCCTGCCGCGTCGTCTGTGGAACGTCTTCGCCTTCGTCGCCGTATCCGGCTTCAAACGTCACGCTGAAAGCGTTCAACTCGGCGTATTCCTTCTCTGCCGGCCAATCAGCGTCGCGCTTGAGCGATACCCGACCGGGTTGACTCGCCGTGTCGACAAGGTAGTCGGACGCCGGAACCGTGGCCGTCGTGCCGTCCTCGTAGGAAACCTCTATGCTGCGGACGGAAACCAACGGCGGGAGGGGAATCTCGAAGGACCGTCCCGGAACCTGATCGAGCACCATCTGGATCGTCTGCACCATCAGCGCCCGGCCCTGGAGCGTCTCACAATATTCGCGGGCCGCCCGGATCAGGCCGTCGATGAGCGTATCGTCCGCCGTGTCGTCCACGCGGAGATGGGCTTTCGCTTCGATCAGCGAAATGGGTTCGGCCTGCGGGCCTTCGAGAATCCTGATCGCCATGTTACAGCCTCTTGATGCGGATGGCGGCGGATGCGATGTTCCGGGTCGCCCCGGTCGACTGCCACGCTTTCACCGTTATCGTGTCGGTGGTAGCAAGCCGGATAACGCCGGCCGTGCAGAGGAACAGGTCGAGCCCACCGGAAGCAACGCGCTGGTCCGCTATGAACGTATCGCTCGCGCCCCTATAAACCGCGATGGTCACGTGCCCGCCGGCCGCCGTGTCCACGTCCCACGTCGCCGCCGCCTGAACGTGATACCACCCGGCCACCTTCGGGGTGAAGGCATTGTTCGTCCACTCGCCGAGGAGGTCGGAACTCTCAGTCGCAAGCACGGTCACAATCGTATTGGTGGCGATGGCCTGCGTAGCGTCGGAGAACGCTTCGATCCACGTCCCGTCCGAATATTCGGCATACCCGGCGTCGACCCACGCGGCCGCGTTCGCATCGCTGACGATGGCGGTTTCGCCCGCATGAAAGCTCCCGTCGGGCGAAGAAATCGACCGGAGGAACGTCACGGTCTGAGCGGCTGGAGCCGCGAGGGCGAAACAAGCCAGGGCCAGGACGATCAGAAGGGGGATCCGGAATTTCATCGGGTTTTCCTTTCGGTTCGCTTCGTGCGGGTGGCCGCCCGCTCCGGAGCCTCGACGGTCGCCTGCTCAACCTTGGTCGCGGTGTATTCGGCGTATCCGATGGATACCCACTGCGACGCGGTTTCCTGGGCCACGGCAACGATTTCGCCTCCGCCGTAGGAAAAATCCAATCCGGCGAACGCTCTCGTGATACGAATTTGAACCTGGGCGCTCATGTTGTCCCCTTTCAGGGCGGGAGGGGGATTTCGCCCCCTCCCGATTCACTCAGCTCGATCAGGCAGCCGACAGGGCGGTCGGGCCGGAGGCGGGCATGTCGCCGAGTCCGACGATGGCGTCAACGGCGCACACGAGGCTCGTCGAGTTGGTCGGCACGGTGATGACGGCGCGGACATACCGTTTCACGCCCTTGTATCCGACGTGTTCGGAGCGCTGGTCATCGGAGGCATCGACCTTGACGCCCGCGAAAGCCCCGTTCAGATCCGCCGCGTCGACGTCGGTGAAGTCACCGTCCGTCAGGGTGTCGGATTCCTGGAGCTTGGCGCTCACCGGGTCGGTCGCCGTGTTCGGCGTGAAAACGCCGTAGTTGACATTGAAAACGATGCCCCGGAAGCCCTTCACGTCGAGGATGTTGGACTTCACGGCCCCGGCGCTCTGAGATTTGGCTTCGAGGAGCTGCACGGTGTCGATTTTGCTCTTGAGGTCTTTCAGCATGGGTTTTCCTCCTGTGTTTCGTTGGTGGGGCGGGGGGAGGGCAGCCCTCCCCCGCGCGTCATCTGTTACGGTCAGGCCTTCATGACCAGCATCTTCACGGCGTCGGAGCGGAGCAGGCGGCCGTCGAGTCGCTTGTAGCCACGGAAACCGACCTGCCCGTTCACGGCATACAGCTCACTCAGGCGCTGGAGGTAGGCGTTTCGGCGGTCGACGAGCTGATACTCGCGGTAGTCGCCGAAGAGGATGACCTTCTTGGTCGCCGCGATGGCGTCCACGTCGTCGGAAACCTCGACCACCTTGCCGAGCAGCATGTCGGGTTGGCCGGCCTGGAGGCCGGGCTGCCACATGTAGTCGCCGGTCATGGCACTCTTGAGCTTCCGGATGACCTTCACCGTGCTGTCGGCCATGATGAAGCGGGCGTTCGAGCGGAAATACCGCGCCAGCGAGTGATACAGGTCAATGATCTCATCGCTGGTGATGGCATTGTTCGCCGCCGTGGTGACGCCGGTCGTCGCGTCGAGCGTGATGCCGCGAGGTTTGCCGATGCCGTTGCCGGTGAGGATGGCCGACTCTTCCTTGCGCCCGTAGCGGCGGGCGAAAACGCGGGCGATGTAACCCTCGACGTCGAACGCGGCGTCCTGCAGGAGCTCCTCGGAAACCTTGATCAGCGTCGAGAGCTTGTGGCTCCCGATGTTCTTGAGGCTGAGCTGGACGTTCGACTCGGTGACGGGCTTCTCTTCGCCGACCCAGAAAGCCTCGCCGTAGTCGTCCTCGAAGGGGATGTTCTGGTCGGTGCTGGTCGTCATGACCGAAACGAGCCGGCGCATGATGTTTTCGTTCTCCAGCTTCTCCCGAATCTGCGTCTGGAGGGTGTCGGGAACGAGAAAGCCGCCGTCCGGATCGCTGCCGACCTTCATGGTGCGGAGTTCGTTCGGGTCGCACGCGAGCTGACCGTTGCGGACGAGGTGCAGGAACGCCGAGCGGTATTCCTTGTTGGCCGTCACGCTCTGATTCTCGCGGGTTTCGCCTGGGGCCGCACCGGGGGCGTTGCGGGACGTAGGTCCGTTCGGGGTCGCCATTTCCTTCTCGACGGACGCAAGGCGTTCCTCGCGGTCAATGTCGGCCTTGAGCGTGTCCACGTCGGCCATCATCCGGTCATACTGCTGCTGTTCCTCGGCATTCAGGCCGCGTTTCTCGGTGTCGGCCTTATCGACAAGCTGACGCGCCTGGGCCACGAGGGCGGCCCGTTTTTCACGCATTTCGATGGTATTCGGCATAGAATATTTCCTCCATTATGATTTCTGAGCGAGTTCCACACGCCGTTTCATGAGGTCAAGCCGCTCCTGCGACTGCTCCCATGTCGGCTCGGTTCCGGTCGGGGCCGCCCCTTCCGGTTCCTGCGTTTCGCCGCTCGGGTGAGCGGAGCGAAGCTCCGCAACTTTCGCCTTCACTTCGTCCGGAATCGACCGGGCCGAAACATCCGTGTCCGGGTAGGCCGGATACGTGACGGGGGAAACGTCGAACAAGTCAACGTCCTCCAGCGTCCGGATAATCGTGCCGTCCTTCCGGTATTCCCACGAGTCCTTTACCGTCCGAAAGCCGAACGACATCTGGTCAACGTCGCCGCGTTTGATGGATTCGCGTAGGTCGCGGGCCATCTGCGTATCCGGGAAGTCCATCTCGACGGACAGGCCGCGCTCGTCTTCCTTCAGTCGGAGCGTGCCGCTTTTCGTGCGCCCGAGAACGTGGTTCGAGTCGTGGTTCCACAGGGCGCGAACGTCCTGTTTCTCGTTGATGGCGCGGGCAAAGGCTCCCGGTTTGATCTGCTCCCGGAAACCATACATTTCCTGCGACATAGAGTTGAAAACCGCCGCATGGCCGGTGATTTTCCCATTTTCAGTCGCCCGGAGCTCGTCCAGTTTGAAAGAGCGTCGTTCGATGGTCATTTCATGCCTCCCCGAGAATCGCCTCGGCGATCTGTTCGCGGGCCGGAACTCCGCCCACGAACCGCTTCATTACTGCGCTCGTCAGCTCCCGGCTTTCCATACCGAGTGCCGCCGCGTATGCGCGGAGCGCCGTGTTGATAAAATCTTCGAGCCGGGGCTCGTTCCACTTCCCGGAGTCCATGTCTGCCTGCGCCCGGCGGTGAATCCGGTCGGCTATGTCGTCGGCGAAAAACTTCACGTCGAACGCCCGAGCCGCGTCGGGTGTGCCGGTGCCTGCCGCGCCCGGCTTCGCCTGGGGCTCGGTTTTCGGCTCGCTCTGCTTTTTGATCTGCGCCTCCGCAATGGCTTCCACCTTGTCCGCCGGAACCATGTTCATAGGCACGAGGTAGATCTGCCCGGACCCGTTCGGAAGGGGGTTCATGTTTTCGGCTTCCCGGATGTCATCCGCCGACAGCCACCCGTTTTGTCGGCCCACGGCGTAGGCTTCGTATCGGCTCTTGATGTCCCCACGGAGCAGGCCGTCGACGAGGAACTCCGCGAAATGCGTCCGGCGCTCTTTCTGCCCGAGCAGTTTCCAGTTGATCGCCTGCTCCCACCTCCTGAGCCACGGCCGGAGGCTGTGGACTACGAATTCGATGCTCTGGTGCTCGATGTTGGAGAATGTGGCCCGCTCGAGGTCGCCGATCATGTGGAGCGGAACGCGGTAGAGGCGGGCGATCTCCGCAAGCTGGAATTTCCGCGTTTCGAGGAACTGCGCGTCCTCCGGCGGAACAGAGATGGCAGTGTATTTCATGCCCTCCTCGAGGATGGCGAGGCGCTGCGCGTTGGTGAGGCCGCCGTGCCGGTTCTCCCACGAGGCTTTCAGGCGGTCGTATGCCGGGTCGGACAATTTTCCGGGGTGTTCAAGGACGCCAGAAGGCCGGGCACCGTTGCCGAAGAATGCCGCGCCGTAATGTTCGGTCGCCATTCCGAGGCTTATGGCTTCTCGTGCGAGGCGAATGGGGGAATAGCCGACAAGGCCGTCGAATCCAAGCCCCGGAACGTGGAAAACCTTCCACGCCGGGAGCGTCACCTGTTCGCCGGTGTCGAGCGTCGTCTTATAGACTATTTCCCCCGTGCGTTCGTCTCGCTCGGGATGCGTCCTGTCCGGCAGGAGCGGCCAGAGCGCCAGCGGCCGGTCACTGGACTTGCCGTAGTCGATTTCGGCGTAGGCGTTGCCCCAGAGGAAATTGTGACTCACGAGGGTTTCATAAAACGAGAACGCGGTCATTTCCGGGTTGGGCCGGTCGTGAAGGAGAGTGTAGAGGGGGTGATCCGGCGTCCGTTCCTTGCCGCGCTCCAGCCGCCGATACATGTGGCAGGGGAGGCTCGCGATGGCTTCCGCGTAGACCCTGATGCACGCAAGCACCGCAACGTGGCGGAGCGCGCTCGCTTCGTTCACGGGGATGCCGGCGACCGTGTTCCGAACCCCGAGGGCTTCTTTCAGCTCCGTCGTGGGTTCGGCCAGCGTTGAACGCTGCTCGTCCTTGCCGAAAAGCCATCCGAACCAGCTCACCGCATCGTCCTTTCAGGAAAACGAAAAGACGGCTCGCGCCGTCAGAATGCTTGAAACATCGGTTTTCAAGGAAGCGGGGCCGCCCCGAATCATTGCCCGTTTCGCGTCCATCGCTTCCATCCAAGTTGATCTCTATTTTGAGCCTACCACCGCCCCCGTCCGCTGTCAATATCTCCCTGTTCGCCTCATAGAACGCGGATTCCGTGTTCCTCGTAAACCGATGGGCCGTTCTGGTTCCGGAGCGCGCGGTCGGTCGCCATGATGGTCGCAATGATTCCGTCGATGCGAGCCGTCGAGGTCGCCTTGTCCGGCTTCACGTTCCCAGCCGGGTCTTGCCGAACCGCCACGTTGCCGGCCATCCAGTTCAGGACCGGGTTGTTCCCGTGGTGGAGTTTCTTTTCGAGAACGACGCGCATAAACTCCTTCGAGGCTGGCGACATGGTGGCGTATCCCTGCCGCATCTCGACCAACGTGTAACCCTTGTCGAGGAGGCGCTTCACAAGCTCCGTCGCGTTCCATGGGTCGTAGGCGATCTCCGCGAGCTGGTATTTCCCGACCTGCTCGTCGATCCATGCCTCAATCCAGTCGTAATCAATGGTTCCCCCAGGCGTTGCGGTGATGAACCCGTCCCGAATCCAGGCGTCATACGGAACCCGGTCCCGGTCGATGCGGTCCCGGAGGTTCTCCTTCGGAACCCAAAAATGCGTTTTCACCTTCAACGTCCCGTCCTCCCACGGAAAAACGAGGCCGGCCGCCGCCACGTCGGTCGTCGAGGCAAGGTCGAGCGCGAGGTAACAGGCCTTCCCCTTGAGCGCGTCCTCGTCCGGAATTTCTCCGGCCGTAGCCGCCCACTTGTCCAGGTCGAGCCATCGCTCGTTTTGCTGGGTCCAGATGTTCAAATACAGGCGCTTGAACGTGTTCTGGTAGGCCGGCACGTTGATAGCCTTGGTGCATTCGTCGCGCAGGAACTCGAGTTTCACGCTCACGCCGAGGTTCGGGTTCGCCTTCGCCCAAGTTTTCTCGTCCTTCCAGTCGTCCTCCGCGCTGGCCTCCGAGATGTAGGCGAAGAATGACGGATCTTTCGTCGTGCCCGCAAGGATGCGCTTCGCGTAATCGTATTGCTCGAAGCAGATGGTCTTCCGGTCGTAGCCGGCGGTTGTGATGGCGATCATGAGCGGTTGCCGGCGTGCGCCCCGGCTCGTCGTCAGAACGTCCCACAAGTCACGGTTCGGTGCCGCGTGCAGCTCGTCGTAGATGACGCAGTGCGCGTTCCCGCCGTGTTTCGTTTCGGCGTCCGCGCTGAGCGCCTGGAAAAAGGAATTTGTCGGCAGGTAGACGATGCGCTTCACAGAGGGCCGGATCAGACAACGCTTTTTCAGGGCCGGGTTGCTCCGGACCATTTCGGCCGCCGCCCGGAAAATGATCGACGCCTGTTCCCGGTCTGCCGCCGCCGAATACACTTCCGCGCCGTATTCGCCGTCCGCGCAAAGCATGTAAAGGCCGAGAGCGGCCATCAGTTCAGTTTTTCCGTTCTTTCTGGGCACGAAAATGAAGCCGGTGCGGTATTGCCGCAGGCCGTCCGGTCGGAGCGTCCCAAAAAGAGGCCGGATGATTTCGTCTTCCTGCCAACTCTGGAGGCTGAAAGGCTGCAACGCCCATTCGCCTTTCGTATGCCGGAGCTGACGGACGAAAGCGACCGCCCGGTCGGCGTGCGCCTGAGAGTAGGGCATTATTCGATCTTCCCGCCGTTCATAACCCGGAGGTCGGGCTGCTTGCCGGCGAGTAGGGCTTCCATGGGGTCTTCGGCCTCATCGCTGTCGTTGCCGATCTTGAGCCGGCTTCTCGAGCTGGGGGTCATGCCGAACTCCTGGCAGAACTGGCGAACGAGCGATGCGGCTTGGTTTTTGATGTTCACGTGGGGGAGCTGCGTGATGTATCCGGTGTTCGTCTTGAAGATGAAGCCCTTCTCGTTCAGAACGCTCCCGGCCCTCACCATGGTCGAGTAGGCATCGCAGTAGGCTTCGAGGGCCGCGCTGTCGCATTTCGTCAAGAGGCCGTTCCGGACCAGCTCCCCGAACACGCGCCGCCACTCCCGGCGGGCGATGGGGTCAAGCCACTTGGGAGGGGTCTTCGTCGGCAGCTCGGCGAACCTCGGTTCCTGATCGTTCAGGGGCCGTTTGCCCGGATTGCCCTCGAGGCGCTTGAGCGCGGTGGGCTTGGGCGGTCTTCCAGTGCGGGCCATGTCCGGCCTCCTTTCCTTCCAGATTATACCATTCCGTCACGGGCGGTCACGTTTCAAACCCCCGCCCCCCAATTTTCGCGTTTTTTTGTGTAAAGGCCCCAGCGACGGTTCCCCTTGGGGGTGCCAGCTTTTCGACACCCCCTCCCCCTATCGGCCTGACGTCCCGTTTCTGGTGCGCTTCTCCGGGTGCATGCGCTCGTGGCAGGGCCTGCAAAGAGAACGAAGGTTGTCCGGATCGAGCCTCTTGCCGCCTTCCCTGATGGGCTTCTCATGGTGAACCATGGTGGCGGCCGTTGTCCTGCCGATCTTCTCGCACTCTTGGCAAAGCGGATGAGCTGCGAGCTGCATCTTCCTTGCCTTTGACCAATCGTGGTCGTAACCGCGCTTGTGGGCAGGGCCGCGCTGCTCGTCGTATTGGCGCTCCGCCGCTTCCTTGTGGGTGGGGCAATACTTCTCGCCTGGGGGAAGCAGGACGGAGCACCCTGCCCATGCGCAGGCGTGCCTCGTCTTGCCTGCGTGCTCTGAACAGAATCGGCCTTCGTTTATAATGCGAGGGCAGCGTGGATATTGGCATGGGCGGGGGCGGGTCATACGTTGCGTTCTCCATGGTATTCGAAGATGCGGTTGCCTTCGTCGTCGACTCCAGCCGGCTTGAGGCAGGAATACATCCTGCCGGGGCTGTTTCCGGAATCTCCATTCCAGCAGTCCCGTATCCACTCGTGCATCAGGGTGTCATAATAGACGGCCCGGTTCCTGCTGTTCCCGGTGTTGAAGCCTTCGGCTCGTTGCCAGGGGAACTGGAACAGGCGTTGCGTTTCCGCTCGGATGTCCTTGAATCTGACCGTGCCGTTGCGCTTCGCGATGAGGATGGCGTTCCCGAAGTGCGATGCCTCGCCCGACAGCTTGCGCAGATCGGCGATCGCCTTGCGCCGCACGTCGGCGCGGGGACTGGTCAGATTCTGCCGGTAGCGGCCGAGTTCTTCCTGGTTCATGTGATCCTCCCGCGGCAACCGCCG